TTTCTTGTTCTTGCGTCCTTTCGGTAGCAAGCGATTTTCAATCGAGCGCATATTCATTTTGTTCTTTATTTGTTATTTTTGCTGCGAAGTTACGTAAAAGGAATGAAAATGACCGTGGCGAGGCCCGTGAGTTTTAAATATTCCTTTATTTTAAGCGCTCAAAGCATATAGGGCAGCTGGGCTGTATCGGTCACCACAGGGAAAACCTTAGTAACCATTCCGCTGATGGCGGCATCCTCCGTGAGGAGCTTCCACAGGATCTTTCCGGCGCTGAGCGATGTCATTTTCGATGCCATAGTGTTTCTCTCATATCATCCCGCATTTCCTTGCCACTTTCTCCACGGCTTTCTCCACCTCGGGTGTAAGGTCCTTCTCCACGGTGCCGCGCATTTCCGGCTCTGCCTTCTGCAGAAAGTGGTAGCCGGGCATACGGCCGGTGCGGTGTCCCTTCTTCTTGCGGATGAACCATTTCGTCTGTGTCTTGGTAGAGCGGTATTTGGTTCCTTCCTCGGCCCACATCAGAATGGGCTTCTTGATGCCTTTCCTGTTCTCATGCATGCCCTTCTCGCCCTTTCCCTGCCTGTTGGCACCCCTCGCCTTGACGGTGATGAGGAACCCGGAGCCCTTGCTGTCGGGATAGACCCGGTTCCGGATTCCCTTCTTCCAGTCGGCCGTGTTGCCTTTCACCTGAGGGCCGTCGGACAGCAGCTTTCCCTGGGCTATCTTCAGCGCTTTCCTCGACGCCGCGCGGATGGCGCTGCGCATGGCCTTCTTCAGCTGCTTCGGGGTCATCTCCCGCAGCAGGTCGGTCCACTCTTTGCCGGTGTAGTCCTTGGGGTCCATGGGCGTTACTCGTTCACTCTTGTACAGATGAGGGTCTTCATGCCGCGGCGGCGGTTCAGCACCACGTTGGTCACGGTGTAGAGATAACCGGTCTCAGTGTCCTGCAGCCGCCAGTTCTCCGCCACCGTCACGGCGATACTCGTCACCCAGTTGGCCCGGTAGTCGGGAAAGTGCTCCTCAACCTCCTCGCTGCGGTTGCCCGTCATATTGGCCCGCTCGGCATCGCAGTAGCCTGCGGCCTCGTAGGTGGTCTTCTGCTCGCCGTAGTCGTTGGTCACGGCCACAGGGCGCAGAAGGGTGAGCCGGTTGTTGAGTCTTCCCGCCTTCATGAGTATTGGGCTATGAGTTTCTCCGTGAGGCTGCCGCCCCGCATCTTCTGATAGGGCTTCACCATGGCCATGAATGAGTTGGGAAGCGACGTAAGGTTG